CTGGCAAGCAATACTGGATGGGAAGAGATGAACATTTTGACTTTACATCACAAAATGCTTTATTTCTTCGTGAAACCGTTTCAAAATTGCTTGACGACTGTCGTAATGGAATTATACAAAATGTAATTTGTGCGGATACATTAAAAGACGAACGACGTCCTATTTATAAAGTTAATGAAGGTAAAACGCGTGTATTTAGTGCATGTCCAATGCACTATGTTATCGCTTTTCGTCAATACTTTGTGGGCTTTGCTGCGTGGGTTATGCACAACAGAATTCAAAATGAGAGTGCTGTTGGCATTAATCCGTATATTGAATGGGACAAATTGTATCGCCAAATTACTAAGAAGGGTGATTCCATAATAGCTGGGGATTTTTCAAATTACGATGGTAGTTTGAACGTCCAGATATTGTGGCAAATCTTTCATATTGTGGATGATTGGTATAAGGGAGGTGAGGATGAAGATACATATCAGCTGAATTCTGTTATCAGATATGGCCTTTGGGTTCACTTAGTGAACTCAGTTCATGTCTTTGGTAATAATTTAGTTATGTGGACTCATTCTCAACCATCAGGCAACCCTTTTACCGTCATCTTGAATACGTTGTATAATTCCTTTGTAGTACGTTTGGCTTATCTTGTTGTATGTGATATGTGTGAACAAAAGAAATATAGAACTATGATTTCTTTTGAGAGATATATTTCTATGGTAGCATACGGCGATGATAATCTTATAAATATCTCTAGGTTAATAACAGCGTGGTTCAATCAGGAAACAATTTCTATCGCTATGGAAAAACTTGGACATATTTATACAGAAGAGACAAAGGTTGGTCATTCTGATAAAGTAAGGAAAGTTTCTGAGGTAGCATTCTTAAAACGTTCTTTTCGTTATAATAGCGAAAATACGTGGGATGCTGCTTTGGATAAATCTGTTATTTATGAGATGATCAACTGGGTTCGCCGTGGTTATGTAGATATATACGATGCTATAGGCCAAACAATTGAATGTGCGTTACGCGAAATGTCGCTACATTCAAAAGACGACTTTGAACATTTCGCAGGACAACTCTATTCGTGTGGAGTGAATAAGTTTATGCCTATTTACACATATGAAGAATATCGGATTGGATTGAAGTATTCAGATTGGGAAACCAGTTTGAATGGAATAGGTGATAATAGCTTTGTTATTGGTTGTATATAAGTGAGTTGGCGTGTAAGAATCCTCACGTCACTTATGTACAATACACATAGTTATCATTACTGAGTTCATAGGTTAAGGAAAATTCAACCTCAGAGTACGGGATTGGCGTTTAGTTACAATTCACACAAGTGCGTGCACTCTCTGTTGTAGGAAAAGAAAATATGAGTCCCCAAAGCGCGAGTGAGTACGGGAACAATACCAGAATGGACGAATCAACACCAACTACGACACAAAACACTATTCCGCAAGAAGCTGCCAGAACACATGTGGAAGAAGTGATAACGTTCCATGATCAAGGTCATTTGGCTAGCGATAAAGCTATCCCTTTGATTGAAGATCTGGAACAATCCTATTTGGACATGAGTATAGCTCAAGATAAGAATCATAATATTGAAAATTTTCTTGAGCGACCTATTCGTGTGTGGACAGGATTTTTTTCTGGCACCGACACAGTTTCACAAGTTCTTTGGACTGCTACTTTTCCTGATATTTTATTGTCACCATCAGTAGGAACAATGTATACGCAAAAATTAAGTGGTTTTGTTGGTTTGCGAGCAAATTTAGAACTTAAAGTTCAGATTAATGCTCAAAAATTCCAACAAGGCCGTTTGAGATTACAATACATTCCCTATGCCACTTATCTTCCAAATAAGGTAAATGCTATCAATGCTTCCCTTAGTGGTAGAGTGGCTTGTCCTGGTGTCGATATTGATATTTGTGGAGGTAGTACGCCAGAGAGTCGCGTTGCTGAGGCAACATTTGAGGTACCGTATGTTAGTCCTCATTTGTACTATAACTTAGTTACAGGTGAGGGTTCCTTCGGAACTTTCTTTTTGTTTGTCTACTCGCCGCTACTCTCAGGAGTTTCTGAAACACCCAACTGTCAAGTTACTGTTTGGGCTAAGCTTAAAAACCCACAAGTAGCCTTTCCTACTGGAGCTGATATTGGATCTAATCCATACAACCCTAATAGGATGAAGGCACAAGTGGGTGGAGAGGCTAAGTCTATTCAGCAAAGTGGAGTTGTAAGTAAAACATTGGGTTCCTTAGCACATACTTTGTCTATAGCTGGTCAGATACCAGTTATAGGAAAGTATATGGCCATTCCTGAATGGTTAGCTGATAAAGGCGCTGCTATGGTTCGATTATTTGGTTTTTCTAAACCGACAACAACTATCGAAACTAAGCTGCGTACAACACAGTGTTTTGCTAATTACAATGGAAAGGACGCATCGCATAAAATGGCTCTTTCAGCTGATAATGAGATAGATACACCATCTGGTTTATCTGGATCATCATTGGACGAAATGGCCATTTCATCAATTATTTCAATACCGACTTTTTGGAATTCTTTTAATTGGTCTTCAGCTACAACCCAGGACGAGATCTTATGGCGTATGCCGGTTACACCGTATTTAATGCACTACGGCTGTGCCACCATACGTGAGTACGACGCCTCTGGGGTATGTAGCTCAATGTTTTTCCCAATGGCGAGGATCTATAGTTTACACTTTTAAGATGATTAAAACAGGATTTCATTCTGGACGTCTTAGAGTGTTCTATGCACCCTACGCTAACCCCGCTCAACTGATAGTTGGGGCTGCCCCAACTCTCTTAATAGAGAAGAACTACC